TTTTTAAATCCATCTCTGCAAACAAAACCTCCTTATCACTAGGAATTAAGCTTTCCAATAATCCTTGTTCTACAAGTAATCGCTTATCTTGTTCATATTTTTCATAATTTATTTTGTAGTCTGTTACTGTTCCATTGTCTAGTATTAATTCCACATAATTTTCATATCTTAATATTTCATCGACTTTTTCTTTTTCATTGATGTCGTGTAACCTAAATGTGCCATAATCATTTACTGAGCCGCCGATGCGTTCAATAACTGCTAATTTCCCATTATAATCGCTCATGCCCTCTGGCTTTACAAAGCTTTTTCCTGTATTTAATAATATTTCACCGTTCGATTTTCTATAAACTATTAACATTTGATCACCTAAACTTTCATTATAAATGCTAATGCATAATAAGCCGGTTTATTCTCGTGAGGCAATCCCCCACCAGTGTTATCTATATTTAATATATGTGAGTGAATCCCCGCATAATCAGTATTTACACTTCTCCAACTTGTTGCGTTACCTCCGCGACGTATCCTACTGCCGGAATCATCCTCCTTACCATATATATCCACCTCATGCCTATGATTGCCTGCTTCATCAGTAGAGCCACTATGCGTGTGTGCTGGCATCTGTTCAACTGTTAATGTAACTTCATTTTCTCCACCAATTTCTCCAACATTACTATCTGAAGTGGCCCCCATGATAAACCTATCTCTTAAGTCAGGGGTCCCGTTGGTGCCATCACATAGTACCCATCCAGTAGGAATGGCAGAAATTAAACCTGCCCACATTGATATTAAGCCTGAGGGAATAAATCTTGCACTATCAGCGAGGTATGCCTCAAACCGAGATTTAGTAACTAAATTAGTAATATCCTCTATTTCCTCAAACCAGGCCTTCCATTGGGTGTAAAACTCTCCATCAGGTTCTGATATCTTTTCTTCTACCCAGTCTACCCAAGTTACATCTGCTTCATCTTTTTTATGATTCAAATAGTTCTGCCACTCATTAAAAATATCTGTAGTATCAACCTGTTCAAAGAAATGGGTGGTGATACCACAGACTTCATTGTTTAATCTTTCATCAGTTACCTGATAAGCTTCAATAAAACTCTTCCCGGCAATAACCTCCACTTGGGCTAGAGATATTTCATACACGTTGTTATTTCTAGTTAGCTCTGGTGCTTCAGGTGTTGCAGCCGGTGTGCCCTCTAGTATGAAAGCTTTTACATACCTGTTTTCTAATGTCTTATCTAGCCTAATGACAATCCGGTCAATCCGATTTAAGCTAGGGTCGGCTATCTTATGCTCCATCACCAAAGGCTCGGTATCTATTTTATATAAATACCCTTCAATCCAAGCATACCCAGGGTTAATAAATACTTTCATATCTTGTTCATTGGTTTCTACTTTTAGATTTTCTCCCCCAGAAAAGATACCGTTTCTAATAAACTGCCTAAAGTACTCTGCAAATTCATCGGCAGTGTATTCTCTTTCATCTTCACCATCAATACTATCAAAAAACCTAAACCTCTCAGCCATAAAATCCCTCCTCCCTAAAGTCCGATGTAGCGATTTTTCCATTTGACTATGACTTTGGTGTTTATGCTGTCGTTGTTACTGGCATAGCTTAAAATATTTTCCCCCGGCACTAGCTGCCAAAAGGTACTGTCTAAATCTATATAGTGAAAAGCGTTCTCCCCATTGATTCGCACATATTTTTCTCCAAAGGTAGTGGAGACCGTAAGCACGTCCTCTTCTCCGAGCTCCCTGTTAACTAGGATGAATTCCCCTGTAGTTTCATTAGTTACCGTTGGATTAATGGCTGGACCTTTAAACTCAATCTCCACCGGGGTAGATACATCCCCATCATTAGTAGCTTTTCTCCTAAAGCCCCGGCTGGAAAAACTAGTGGGAAGCCTAATCTTAAAACTAAGTCCGCCCATGATGTAGGACATCTCACGGCTTTCATAAAATGGTTCCAGCCAAAAGGGATTATGGCAAAGTAGATGAATTAAATATTTTTGGTAATAGAGTCCTTTATTGCCCTGTCCATCAGGGAAGATAGGAGTAGTTTCTGCAATGGCTTTAATCTCCTTCCCTTGACAAGTAAGAGTCACTAAGCCCAGTTTTGGGTTTAGCACCTTTTGCATTCTTCTCCTAGCTTCTTTTATTGCATCGGGATTATATTTAGTAATTATCATTCCCTCAATGGTGATGGCTCGGTTTTCCAAGGTGCTATCGATATAGGTGGAGCCATCTTGCTTGGGTGCTTTTTGGCTTTCTATTGTAACCGGCACATCCCCCACACCGTCTAAGATTTGAAGAAAGTAAGGGGCCATATTTCCTAAGATGATGCTCTCATCACTCTGGTTGGTAATAATGATTTTATCCATAAGTACACCTCCTACCACTCTAACGCCAGCTGCCGGGATGCATTTTTAATTTGTCTTGCGGTTTCTGCTGGGGTTAACGGAGTTGGGGTGTTGATGGTGATGTGTTGAGTGATTCCTTTATTACCACCCATGATGTTCTTTGTCTCATAGTCATTGTAAATCCGAGAACCTCTTGGCAATTCAACAAGCTCTGGTCCCAGTTCTCCTACCATAGTAAGTCCACCTTGGAAAAAGCTTGTTCCACTAAAGTTAGAGCTGGTATAAGTAGCACCTCCGCCACTGCTTCCACCGGAAAATACTCTTTTTATTCTTTCTACTATAGTAAATACCTTTTCTTTCACCTTTGTGGCATTCCATTCTTTAATCTTTTCTATGCCTTCCGATATCTTATCTTTAATAGTGGTTATGCTATCTGCCACAGACCCTTTTACACTAGCCCATTTGCTACTTGTGGATTGCCTTATTTCCTCCCATCTAGCAGTTACATCCTCTTTTATTTCTCGAACCTTTAGCAGGGTATCTTCCTTCATGGACTGCCAGTTATTTGCAAGAGTTGTCTTTATGTTTTCCCATTTTTCTGCTGTGGCGGTCTTTATCTCTTCCCATTTAGCTGATACATTTGTTTTGATTTCAGCGGCTTTATTGGCAATATCATCTTTCATCACTTGCCACTTGCTCTTTATTTCTCCCGTCTCCCAATCCACCTGATTGACGTGGTCTTTAGCCTGTTTCTTCGCTTCATCAACTACATTTAAGTGCATCTCTTCGGCCTTTTTAATGGCCTCGTCTTTTTGCCTTGTAGCTTCCTGTATTAACTTATCTGCTTGTTCTTTGGTGATGATGCCAGTTTCATCCCGTTGTCGGATGATTTCTTTTATCACTTCGTTGTACTGGTCATTGGCGGCTTTAATTGCTCCCTCTTTTTGCTCCAGACTGTTTCTAACAACTTCAGCGGCTTGGGTAGCTGATATTTCTCCAGCTTGGGCTTTCATTCTTTCCATAATGGCTTTAGCTTCCACTTCATTTTCTGATAAAACTTGAATGCCGGTATTCACCATCTGTCTTTGGATAGCATTGATTTCGTCTTGTTCTGCTTTAGTTAAGGCTCTCTTTTCAGTGGAAGCTAAACCTAATATTTCTTTAATCCTGGCTTCCCCGTCAACGATGGCCTGTTTCCTATTTTCATACCCCTGTTGCATACTGTTTAGAATTTCTTCCTGCTCTTCCCCGGAAAGAGAAGTGCTGTTATTTACAAACCCCTGTATCTTTCCTAAAGACTCTTTATGATGCTTATCAAGGCCGGCTTGAATCTCTTTGGCCATTTTAGAGAAGTTCCCGGCAATGCTATCTGCCATTTCTTTCGTTACTTCCTGGCTACCCCAGGATAATTGATTTAAGGCTAGGGTTACTTCATCGTTTAGTTCAAGAAAGCCACCCACTGCTTTTTGGGTAGATTCAGATACTTCATCACCGAATAATTGAACTGCTGGAATGCTGTCCTGACTTAAATGTTTATACAAAGCTACTCCTGCTACGGTGAGTCCTGTAATAGCCGCAACAGCAATACCCACCGGTCCGGTTAGAACTGTAAAGGCTGTGGCCAGCGTTCCGATGGCCGGTGTTGCAGCTGCCGCCCCGGTTGTTACTACAGCTAAAGCTGCGGATACTGTGGATATTGCACCGATGACAGCACCAATACCACCTACAAGTTTGCCACCGATAAGTAGCAATGGGCCGATGGCAGCAGCCAAAGCAGCGACCTTAACAATAGTCTCTTGGGTTGCTGGGGAGAGATTAGCAAACCAGTCTACTGCCTGTTGAAGTTTCTCCACCAGCTTTTGCAGATGGGGAACAAGGATTTCAGATATTTGTATCCCTACCCCTTCAAGGGCTGACTTTAATTTAGTAATACCGCCTTGAAGATTATCCTCCATGGTTTCCGCCATCTCTTTGGCCGCACCGCTATATTCCCTAGTAGCCTGAGTAAGCTTTGTATAGTCTTCTTCGCTGGCGTTAATGATGGCCAGCATACCCGACATGGCTTCCTTACCAAAAATGGTGGCTGCATATTGGGCCTGCTGTTCTTCGGAAAGATCAGCAAATTTAACCCGCAGTTCATCCATGACATCTTTGAAAGGTAGCATCTCCCCGTTGGCATCGGTGATGGACAGACCTAGTTGACCCATGGCTGCTGCCATTTTATCCGTAGGATTAGCTAGATTGGCAATGGCGGTTTTAAGGGAAGTTCCTGCCTGGGAGCCTTTAATCCCTGCATTAGCCATTAACCCTAAAGCCAAGGCTGCATCTTCAGCAGAATAATTAAGAGCACCAAAAAGAGGAGCCACATACTTAAATGACTCCCCTAAAAGTGCTACGTTTGTATTGGAATTACTAGATGCACTGGCCAAAAGGTCGGCAAACTCAGAGGCCTCTTTAGCTTCCATGCCAAAGGCAGTGAGAGCATCGGTGACGATATCGGAAACAGTTCCTAAAATTTCTCCGCTGGCCGCAGCTAACATCATAACTCCCTCTAAACCATCCAGCATTTGATTTGTTTCCCAGCCGGCCATAGACATATATTTTAAGGCTTCGGCAGATTCGGAAGCACTAAATTTAGTGGTAGCTCCCATCTCTTTGGCCTTTTCCTTTAGCTTTTCTAGATCGTTACCGGTAGCTCCGCTGATAGCTTGAACTTCACTCATCCCAGCTTCAAAATCAGAGCCTACCTTTACCGCTACACCTCCAAGGGCCATTAGTGGTGCGGTTACCTTCATGGATAGGTTTTTACCCACTGATTCCATCTTCTTACCGATATCCTGCATCTTCTGGCCAATAGGCTCAAGGCTCTTGGAAAGCTTACCCCAGACGGAGGATT